CCAAGTAAAACATTTTTCCACTATTATTCCCATGGCTGGGTAAGCGAGGCAACTGGACAGTTTCAGAGCGCCATTAGCCCTCAAACATGGGGAGACAGAGACCCAATTGCAGAAGCACGATATAAGATCTCTAGAACTGGTACAGAAGAAGAAAAGGAAGCCGCACGAGCTTTAAATCGAAAGGAAAATTGGCTCATTAATGTATATGTAGCTAAAGATCCTGAGAACCCAGAAAACGAAGGTAAAGTTAAAATTCTTCGTTTTGGTCGCCAGCTTCATAAGATAATTATGGAAGCTATTGAGGGTGAAGATGCGGATGAGTTTGGTGAGCGTATTTTCGATCTTACTAAAGAAGGATGTAGTTTAAAGGTAAAGGTTGAAGAGCAAGGTGGATATCCAACTTATGTTAGTTCGCGATTTGCCGCACCAACTAGTCTTACTGGAGTTACTGCAGATACAGTAAAAGAGGTCTATGAAAAGGTATATGATCTTGAAAATGTATTTCCAGTAAAAAGCTATGATGAACTAACAACAATGCTTAACGAGCATTATCATGGTATTGACGGTTCAACTCCGGAGCCAGTTGTAACGGAGAAAACTTCTACTAAAGCAGAAGAAGATGACGATGATATTAATTTCGATGATATCGAAACCCCGTCTAAATCTTCTGAAACTGCAGTAGATGACGATAAAGTAAAAGAGTTACTTGATAGCTTGGATTAAAAATATATGGGGGAGGGTAACCTCCCCCTTTTATAAAATGAGTAATGAGTTAACACCACAGCAAGAGCAACAGCAACTTTTAGGAGCTATAAACAATCTAAATAAGCAAGCTTTTGATTTAAATAAAAATATAGCTCCTAACGAAGGAGTACAAAGTGTACCACTAGCTCCAGGGATATATACAAACCCACAAGCTGCTCAGCAACCAGTACAACCTATCCCTCAACAACCCATACAACAACCCATACAACAACCCATACAACAACCTGTACAACAACCTGTACAACAACCTGTACAACCTGTACAACCTGTACAAGATTTATCTCCCCTTATTGATAGAATTACATCATTAGAAAAACAAGTAACAAGATTTGTTAATCTAATCGAACGTAACGTTGCAAAAAACGCAAAAGAAATTAATATAAGAATCAAATTAAACGAAAATAATGATTCTACCGATAGCAAGTAAAGACAATTTTATTAAAAGCTTTCTCAACCCTGTATCGAGACTAGCTCCATCTTCTACATTAGACGTAGAAGGTAAAATATCAACAGTTGTACATAACAATTCAAATATTTTCTTACGAGCAGAATATGAAGTAAACTGGCCAGATCACCCTCAAGATACTGTAATATGTTTACCAGATACAGTAAAATTAATTAAAATTTTATCTTGTTTAGATGAAGATTCAATTGATTTAAAAATAGAAGAAAACTGTATTACATATAACAACAATAATAATAGATTTAAATATCACTTATTCGATGATAGTTTACAATCAAAAAATGCATTTGATTTTACTAAAATTAATAACATTAATTTCGGTACACAGTTTGAGTTGACACGAGAAAAGAATAGTGCACTATTAAAAGCATTACCATTTGTTACTGAGACAAGTAAGGTATATTTAAAGACTGAAGGTAATAGCATATATGCGGAACTTTCTGATAAAAAAATACAAAATGTAGATAGTTATACTGCATTAATTGCAGATAAATTTGAGGGAGATGATTTAGATTATGAACTCATACTAGATGTAGAACTATTTAGATTAATATCTACATTAAGCTTTGAGAGTGCGACAGTGTATATTAATAATGAGTATAAAATGTTAATGATAAAATTAGATGTACATGAAAGTACCCTTACATTTGTTAGCACTAGTTACAAAAATTAATGAAAAATAAGGTAACAACATGTGGTTATTTTATAAAGCGCTTACGAGATAACGGGTACACAGTAAATAGAATTTTTAATGAATATTCTACACAGGATTGTCGAAAATGGACTGTCATGATTGAACCTAGAATTGCCTCGTTATACGTTACTTGTTATGTAAATAAAGATTGGAATGCAGATCAAATGTTTGAACTTAATGATGGTGTAAACTTTAAAAATTTACAACTTAAAACAGATAGTATGGAAGTTATATTAACCAAATTAATAGATAAAAATATTTTACCTAGTGAAAAAAACAACTAAAAACAAAAATTTTGATAACTTACTCAAGACAAGTATAAACGCTGCTGAGGATATTAGTAAAGGCAATGAGCGAGGTCTTGCCGTAATGAATGACTATCTAGCTGAATATTTAAAATCTTTTGTTTTAGTAGGATACGATACAAAAGGAGAAAGTGTAGTCATTTTATCAGGTAAAACTGCACAGGATTATGACTCGTTAGAAACATTATTGCGACGCGTCAGTAATATAGATTTTTTTAATAATATACAAGAGGAAAAAGATACATGAATAAAGTAATTGTTTTAGGCAACGGTTATATCGGTAAGAAAGTATATAGTTATCTTTCATCAACTATGACAGATTTTGACGTAGTAACTATGAGCAAATATCACTATAGTGATCCCGGTTTACTTAAACAGGATCTAGTCAACAGTCTCAGACCAGAATTTAATAACTATGAACAAAAATGGCTAGTAAATTGTGTCGGATATACTGGTAAACCAAATGTAGATGCATGTGAGAGTGACAAGCAAAAATGCTGGGATTTAAATGTTACATTTCCAACTATATTAGCAGATTTTTGCTTACAAAATAATATTAAAATTGTTAATATTAGCTCCGGTTGTATATATGATGGTGCTGAAATTTACACCGAAGAAGATGAACCAAATTTTGGTGTCGATAGTAAACATAGTAGTTGGTATAGCAGAACAAAACATGCAGCAGAACTATGTCTCTCCGCTTATCCTAATGTATATACACTAAGGATTCGTATGCCTGTATGTAATGACTTTAACTCAGGGAAAAACTACTTGACGAAGTTATTAAAGTATAATGATCTCCTACAAGAGACTAATTCGAAAACAGTAATTGAAGATTTGACTCATATGGTAAATCGATTAATTAATATGAGAACAGTTCCAGCTGGTGTATTTAATTGTGTGAATCCTGAGCCTCTCAGCACAAAAGAGGTTACAGAGATTCTAGATAAATATGGAATGTGGAATCCACACTGGAAATTTATTAATTACGGACAACTGAAACAGCATATTACTGCTAATAGATCAAATTGTGTATTGTCGGTAGACAAGTCTATTGAATATGGTTTACAATTTCCATGTGAGAGAGATTCGTTAAATCGCATACTTAGCCCAAATGAAGAATAAAAATATATTAGTAACTGGTGGTTTAGGCTTTATTGGAAGTCACTTTATAGAATTACTCTATAAAAAATGTAAAAATTGCAAAATAACAATTATCGATAGTTATGCATATTGTGTATCTAAAAAAACAGAAGATTACCTATGGGATATGTATGAAAAGTCTAGTAATGAATTAGATATAATATATGAAAGTATCTCAGATTTTAAATTAGATAAAGAGTATGATTATATTGTAAATTTCGCTGCTGAATCTCACGTAGATAATAGTATCAAAGCTGGGGATATTTTTATCGATAGTAATTATGTAGGTGTATATGAATTATTAAAGCAACTATCAGACAGTACAAGATTTCTTCAAGTAGGTACAGATGAGGTATACGGTAGTTTAGATTTTAATTCTGATCCGAGTGAAGAATATTCTCCTTTAGATCCATCATCAATTTACTCTGCTACAAAAGCAGGAGCTGACTTACTAGCACTATCCTTTAATAGAACATATAAAAAAGATGTCATTATAACCAGGTGTACAAATAACTTCGGACCTCGACAATTCCCGGAAAAATTTATACCAGTTGTTATTAATAAAGTTCGTAAGAATGAAAAAATACCTGTCTATGGAAAGGGTGCGAATATGAGACAGTGGATATATGTAAAAGATCATTGTGAAAAAATAT